CCTTCATGTCCTTGAGGAAGTCGAGATAGATCTTTGCGAAATCCGACGCCACCGGCGTGGTGCGGAAGAACCATTTAAAACCGCGCTCGGTCAGGCTTGCCGCCACCGACTCGCCGTTCAGATAAGGGATGCCGTATTTTTCGGCGATCGCGCTGGTCGTCAGCGTAATGCCGGACTGATAGGCGCCGCTGAGCGCAACCACCTTCTCTTCGGTGATCAACCGCAGCGCCTGGTTCTGCCCGGTCGCGGGACTGCCCTGGTTGTCGGCGAACACGACCTCGACTTTTGCCCCGCCGAGACCGGGCAGGCCGGGACCCTTCGTCACCGGCAGATTGCCCAACCCCGGATGCCCGTTGTTGATGATTTCCACCGCCGTCTCGATCGCCGCCTTGGCATGGACCCCGGCGCTGGCGGCATTGCCGCTCAGCGGATAGATCGCGCCAATCTTGACGGTCTTTTGCTGCGCCAGCGCCGATCCGGTCAGCGCGGCCGAAATCGAGGCGGCGCAAAGCAGCCCGGCGAGGTGTTTGAATTTCATGCTGATGATCTCCGAAAGCGTTCCCACCTAATGCCAGGCTCTGAGGCCGAGATGCGATGGGCGCTGCCTATCGCTCTCTTGTTATTGGCACCATCAACATGGCATGCCCGCTTCACAGGGGCAAGCTGGCCTTGACGCCGATGTAGACGGTGTTGCTGGCGTCGCGGTCCTGCAGCGGGTTGTGGAAGGTTACCACATGCGTATCCGATGTCGCGAACGCGCGCGCAAAAACCGTGAACGAACTCGACATCAAAAACGCGTCGCCGCGTTTCATCTCGTAGACGTCAATGTCGGTGAATAGCTATCTTCGCGGCCGCAGGCTGAGCACGCCCATCGCTGTGGGGCGAAATCCAGCTCCTCGAAGGTCACGCTCATGCGACAGCCGCTCCGCATGTCGCGCAAACAGTGCCCCAAAACGGCCGCCAGTTCGCCTCAAGCGGCCGCACGACCTTCAGGTGGGGCAGCATTCCGATGTAACCCCCTCGTCTTGCTTGCCAAAGCCGGTCTCCGGCGGCTAGAAGGACCCTCAGCCGACGGGATTAGCAAAATCCACTCGCCGGCAATTGCCGGCAATGCGTCTTAAGCTTTTGACCCTGCTCGGCAATTTTGGGGAATGGTGTAACGGTAGCACAACAGACTCTGACTCTGTTTGTCTAGGTTCGAATCCTAGTTCCCCAGCCAGTTGAACCATACACCAATAAAATCAGATACTTAATTGAAATTGGCGATCGGAAAACCGGGGTGACTCGTAACAGTTTCTCGTGTGTTACGGCCGTAGTTTTGACTCAATGAAATGCGATAGTTTTGCTGCACCTTTTTGGACGACCCCATTTTTGGGCTAGTCAGTCGGCGACGAGCCAAGGTGTCATTTCGACGGACCACTGAGTGTCGCGTCAGCATCGTTCCCCATGCTGAAAAGACGCTCTCATTTTGTCCGCTCCCCATCGCTCCCTTGCGTCACGATTCCAGAAATTCATCGGCCTCGAAAAGAAGGCCAGCTTAGCCGCGCCTGAGCCGTGGCTGCTCGATCTGTTGGGCGCGGCCCCCGCCTCTTCTGGCATCGTCGTGACGCCGCGAACCGCAATGACATGCGCTCCGGTGCGGCGCGCTGTTCAACTGATCAGCGAGTCCATCGGCCAGTTGCCGGTTCACGTTTACGAACGCGGTGCCGATAGCAACAAAGACCGTGCGCAAGATCATCCGGCCTATACCCTGCTTCATGATCAGGCGAATGATTGGACGCCCTCGTCCAAGTTTCGCGAGGAAATCACCCGCGACGCCCTTCTCTATCCGAACGGCGGCTTCGCCGAAATCATCAGAGTTGACGGTGGCAAACCTTTCGAGCTGATCCGCTTCAATCCCGAAATTAATCCGGTCATCGTTCAGTATGTCGACAGCGAGCCTTTCTATCGCGTCGGGGATCGCGAAATTCTGCGCCAGAACATCCTGCACATTCCCTCACCGTCCTTGAACGGTTGGGGATTGGTTCATGATGCGCGTGAAGCCATCGGCCTTGCGTTGGTCATGGAGCGCCACGCGGCCCGACTGTTCGGCAACGGCGCGCGGCCCAGCGGCCTACTTTCTCTCAAGGGCGTCGTAACTGCCGACGCCCTGACAAAGGCCAAGACCGCTTGGCAGGCCGCGCACGGCGGCAACAATTCAGGTGGCACCGCTGTAGTCCCGGCAGAGGCCGAATGGCAAGCGCTCACCCTCACGTCAGTTGACGCGCAATTCATGGAAATGCGCCGGTTCGCAATCAACGAAATCGCGCGCGTGTTCGGCGCTCCGCCGCATATGCTTTTTGAGTTGGAACGCGCGATCAAATCCAACGCTGAGCAGATGGGCCAGGAATTTCTTACCTATTCGCTCATGAGTTGGATCAAGCGTTGGGAAGGCGAAATTCGGCTCAAGCTGTTTTCGCCTGAAGATCGCAAAACGTATTTTGCAGAATTTCTCACCGACGATTTCGCCCGCGCCGACCTTGCTTCGCGAACCGAATCTTACGTGAAGCAAATTGCCGCCCGCATCCTTAATCCGAATGAAGCCCGTGCCGCCGAAAACAAGCCGCCTTATGAAGGCGGCAACGTTTACGCAAATCCGAACACACGACTGAGGTGCTTCGATGATGCGAAACATCCACCTTCACGGCAAGCTCAAGAAGAAATTCGGGCCGCAGCATCGCTTCGACGTTAGAACGGCCGCTGAAGCGCTTAGGGCGCTCAACTGTGCGTTCCCCGGCGAGTTCGTTGGTGCACTACAGACCGGCAGCTACAAGCTCGTGCGGGGCGACAAGCGCGCCGGTATGCACCTCGATATCGATCTTGTCAGTTCGTTCAATCTCGGCATGGCCGACCTTCATATGATTCCCGTCGCCGCGGGCGCTGGCAACGGCAAGGGTATCGGCAAAGCTATTCTAGGCACCGTGCTGATCGGCGCGGCGATCTTCATGTCCGGCGGCACGCTGGCGACCCCTCTTGCCAGCGCCGGTTTGCTTAGCGGCGTTAGTTGGGGAAATATCGCCGTCGTCGGCTTGGGTATGGCGCTCTCGGGCGTGTCTTCGCTCATGTCCAATCCGGACAAGGCCGTACCACCGAAAACAGACTCGTTCAGCATCAGCGGCCCGACCAACATGGGTCAGCAGGGCTCCGCCATTCAGCTGATCTACGGCGAATGCATTGTTGCGCCCACCTGCATTTCCTTCGACGCCGACATCGAGGATATCGGCGCGTATCAGGGCGCAACCGCCTCACTCGGCTACAGTATTCAGCCGTTCTTGAGCCCCGACGGATCGACCGGCTACTTCGGGGCCGGGGCATGAGTTTGCATCAAACATTTTTCGGCGACGCTGAATATTCATTCCGGCTAACCGCGCCGATGATCATTGAGCTTGAGCGCAAGACTGGCGCGGGCATCGGCGCATTGTGCGCGCGGATTTTCAATCGGCAATTCAGTCAGTCTGACATCCACGAAACAATCCGGCACGCTTTGGTCGGCGGCGGCATCGCGCCCGCGCGCGCGGCTGAGTTGATCGCGGCCTATGTGATCGATCGGCCGATTTCCGAAACCTACCCGTTGGCTGTCGCAATCGCTGAGCACGTCTGGTTCGGCAATCCACATGAGGCAGCCAAGTGACCGAACGACTAGAAGTCAAATCAACCCTAACCGTCACAGACGCGGGCGAGATTGTCGGCACCGCGTGGCCTTTCGGTTCGGCCGATAGCGCGAACGACATGATTCAAAAAGGTGCATTCAATCTCGCCGTTGAAAACCTACCCATGCATTTCCATCACGATCCGGCGGACCTTATAGGGACGTGGAATGAGGCCAGCGAAACGCCGGACGGCTTTGTCGTCAAGGGCAAGCTTCATATGGAGCAACCGCGCGCCAAAGCCGTTCACGGCCTGATCAAGGGTGGCCTCGTTACCGGCTTGTCGATCGGCTTCAAGACAAAAGCCTCAACGAAGCAGGGACGCAACCGCGTCATCAGCGCGTTGGACCTTTTCGAAATCTCAGTTGTCAGAAACCCGGCGCATCCCCGCGCCCGCATCATTTCCGCCAAGTCGGAAAACACGGCGCTTGCCGTAGCCGAACTCATCAACCGCGCCACGGCAGCGCTTTTCAGAAAGCAGTACCACGACCATGACTAAGTCCGCTCCACTCGAACTCAAAGACACGGGGGATGACAACGATCCCGCCGCTATCGTGACCAAGGCGCTTGCTGGTTTCCAGACGGCGCTGGACGATCGGCTGAAGCCGATTGAAACGAAGGCCGCCAACGATAACAAGTTGACCGATCGGCTTGATCGCATCGAAGCCAAGCTGAACCGCCCCGGCACCGTCGAAATCAAGGCCGACAATGACAATGACGGTATCGAGCGCAAGGCGTTCGCGTCATTCGTTCGCAGCGGTCGCGAGGGCATGGACCCGCTGGAGGTAAAGAGCCTCGTTGTCGCCAACGATGCGCAGGCCGGCTATCTCGCGCCCGCGCAGCTTTCAACGGAAATGATCCGGCTGCTTACGTTGTTCTCCCCGGTTCGCGCGGCGGCAAATGTCGGACAGACCGGCGCGCCTTCCGTCATTCTCGGCAAGCGCACCGGGATTACCAACGCCAAATGGGAAGGCGAAATTGAAGACGCGGAAGAGTCCGAACCCGCATTCGGTCAGTTGGAAATTCCGATTTTCGGGATGAAAACCTACACCGACATTTCGGTGCAGCTCCTCGAAGATTCGGTTCAGAACGTCGAAGCCGAATTGAACCTCGCACTCTCCGAGGATTTCGGCAAAAAGGAAGGCGTCGCTTTCATCAATGGCACCGGCAACAAGCAGCCGCGTGGCATCATGGTTCACCCGGACGTTGCCTATACGGCCAACGGCCATGCGACCATCCTGAGCGCCGACGCCCTGATCGACCTTTTCCATGCGCTTCCGCCTGCCTATCGCAACGCGGGCGCTTGGATGCTCAACTCAACGTCGATCGCGACCATCCGCAAGCTGAAGAACACCGTTGGCGACTATCTGTGGCGCGATGCGCTGTCGGACAGCAACCCCGCGACCATTCTCGGCCGCCCGGTGATCGAAGCCGTCGATATGGCCGACGTCGCGGCGGGAACGTTCCCGATCGCGTTCGGCGATTTCAACTCTGGCTATCGAATCTATGACCGCGTGTCCCTCGCGGTGCTTCGCGACCCCTACACCATGGCAAAGAAATCACTCGTTCGCTTCCACGCGCGTCGTCGCGTTGGCGGTGACGTGGTGCGACCGGAAGCCATCCGAAAACTCAAGATGGCAACCAGCTAGGAGCATCAGCCATGCGCGACACTTACCACAATCTGAAATTCGTCACGGCCATTGCGCCGGTGACGATCGCCGATAACACCCCGATCGTGGGTGCGATCATCAGCAACGCGGGCTTTCAATCGCTCACGTATGCCATTCAGACCGGCACCCTCGCCGATGCTGATGCAACTTTCGCTGTGCTCCTGGAGCATGGCGACGTTGCCAACTTGTCGGACGCCGTCCCGGTGCCCGATGAAAACCTGCTCGGCACGGAAGCGCTTGCGGGCTTTACGTTCGCAGACGACGCCGCGACCCGGAAGCTCGGCTACATCGGCGACAAGGGCTTTACGCGCCTGACGATCACCCCAACCGGCAATTCCGGCAGCGCGCCGGTTTCCGCAATGGGCGTTCTGAGCCACGCCAACACGCGCCCGGTCGCGTAAGGCAACCGGCTATGCGGCTCGCAGACGACCAAACAGCAATCTGTCTCGGATTCGAGACGATTCATTTGCGCGCGACTCTGCGGGCCGCATTCCGCTTGGAAAGAACCTATGAAGGCTTTCACAACCTCTCTGAAGCGATTGCTCTTGGGCACGTTGCTGCTTTTGCTGATCTGATCCGCGAAGCTAGCGACGATCCCAAGGCCGTTGATTGCTATTTCGAATACGTCGCCAGCAATCCAATGCTGGTTAGCATCATGGAGTTGCGCGAACCCCTGCTCAAATTCATCCCGATCCTATCAGGCGCGGCCGACGCCAAGGGCGGCGACAAGACAAGCAGCGGCCCTCGCATCACGTTTGAAGAGTATCACACCAAGCTCTTTCGTATCGCTACCGGCTGGCTCGGCTGGACGCCTGAGCAAGCTTGGAACGCAACACTCGCCGAAATCCTAGAAGCGCATCAGGGCCGCACTGAAATGCTGGCATCTATCTTTGGCGGCGGAAAAAAGGGCGACAACGAAAATCTCATTGACCTAACCAAGGGCAGCTCAGATGCCAGCGCCCGCGCTCGTTTGAATGCATTGGGCGACACAGCGGTCACCTCAATGTCTCAGGTGCCGCCATGCCAATGAAAGCGCCGCGCATCTGTACCTGTGGCAAACTGGTAGCATCCGGCATCAGGTGCGCGTGCCAGATCGCGCGCAAGGCAGAAGCGGACAAGCGCCGCCCTACAGCAACGCAGCGCGGCTATGACAGCAAGTGGCAAAGAGAAAGCAAAGCTTACCTCGCACGGCCTGAGAACCACCTGTGTGCCTGCGGCTGTGGTCGCGTTGCCGACATGGTTGATCACATCATTCCCCATCGCGGCGACATGAAGTTGTTTTGGTCGCGGTCCAATTGGCAACCGCTAGCAAGTTCGCCTTGTCACAATAGCCGCAAGCAATCCCAAGAGAGCAGGCAATGAGCAACAACGGACATCACCTTTGGTGTGCGGTCATCGATCAAGCAATCACCGATGCCACGCAACCATTGTCTAGGAAAGTCAGCACGCGCATGGAGCAAATCCGTGCCCGCGAATGGCTGACAATAGCCAATCGTGACTTTGATGAAGTGTGCGGCCTAGCTGGCATTGAAGCTGAGAAGGTCCGCGCCGTGGTAAGCGTGCGGATCGAACACGCGCGCAAGCACGATCCCGAGATCGTCCCTCCAAAACCCAAAGGCAGACCACCACACCGGGGGGTGGGTTCGAACTTTCAAGAAACCCTTCCCGACCGGTCCACTCCCATCACGCGAGATTGCGTCTAAATAGGGTTTTTCGAAAATGACGATTACTACGGCCAACCTAAAGGCCCACTTAAATATTACAACCGACGATGACAACGAACTCTTGGCCGACAAAATCGCGGCAGCTTCCGAATGGGTTGCGGCTTATATCGGCGGTTCTGTTGACGCCGACGACACTCCCGCGCCCGTCAATGAGGCCATTCGCCAACTCGCGGGCCACCTCTATGCGAACCGCGAAGCAACGCTCGTTGGCGTGACTGCGCAGTGTTTGCCGTTCGGTTTTCTTGATCTTCTGGCGAACTATCGGGCGTTTGCGTTCTGATATGACCGCTTTTGAACCCTCATTGGACCTACAAAAGGCCATTCGCGCGCGCCTGTTGGCGAGTGCTGACCTTATGGCATTGGTCCCGGCCGACAACGTTATGGACGCCACGGGCCGTCCTGAGCGTATGCCGGGCATCAACATCGGCGAGGGGCAGACGGTCTATCGGCGTTTCGACTCGACAACCTACGCCACCTTGCATGTTTGGGTTCAGGAAGCCGGGCTGACCGGCTCGAAGGCCATCGCCAGCGCGATCGTCGCCGCGCTTCGCATCGATGCGGAGATTGATGGCGTGCTGACCCTTGAGAATTTCGTCTGCCACGATCTTCAGGTGACGCAAACCCGGTTCCTGCGCGACCCACACGGCAGCTACTCGCACGGCATCGTCACCGTCGCGGGCATCATGAAAGCAAAGTGATGCGCGCCGGAAACCTAGATCGCGTCATTCAGATTGAGCAGGGTTCAGCTGCGCTTGATGCCTACGGCGTGCCGTTCACCGCCTGGACGTTGTTCGCCACGATGCGCGCTCAGAAATTGGAGAACGCCATCAGCGATCGCGAAGGCGCGCGCGGCGACACCACTGACAATGTGATCACCTTTCGTATGCGTTGGCTTGATGGCGTGACGCTGGAACATCGCGTCTCATATCAGGATCAACCGTTCAAAATCTTGACGATT